ATTCCCATAGACGCGATTGCGTTGATATCATTGTCAGCTGTTCCAACTCTACCTTGAGATTTCATCAATCTCTCAGCAGTAAATTGAAGCGCAGAAGGAATAATCATTTTCATTCCTTTAGCCGCAATTTTAAGACCTCTTTCATCAGTCATTGCAGCGATGTCTATCATAGACTGCTCCAATGATGTTTCGTTCAAGTCAGCAGAAGTGCTTAACTCGTTCTTGAAAGATCCCGCTAATGTCGGGTGGTCGTCAGCACATAATGCTTTTCCGTCGCCACCTTTGTTGTTAGCGTTGAATGCATTGTTTAGAACGTTTGCCGCTTTCACTTGTTTAGTGTTCGACATAGATCTAGCTAATGCTTTTGTATATCTAGACGCAAGTCTGTCATACAAATTATCTTCAACCGCTTCTTCAGTGATCGCGAAAGCAAGTGCTATCGTTTCATGAGTGTATCTAGCTGTGAAAGTCTCTTGTGCATCATCAAATGATACGCCTTGACCTTCTGCTTTAACCTGTGCGTTTCCAAATCCAGATAACATAACTTCTTCTTCAAAAGCTCTGTCAGAATTTTCTGTGTCAAAGATTTCAGCATGCTGATTCTCATATCTTTTATACTCCAGGCCAAATAGAGCATTTAAACCTGGTTCTAGTTCTTTAACTAGTTGTGATCGTGATATTGCCATAGTTCATTTCCTCCTATTATATACCTGTAGCCAAACTACCGACTAAGTACTGATGTAAGTTGATTTTAACAACTAACGAACAGTTTGCCGCTGTTTGATCTTGGTTTTCTGGGTCTTCAGCCACTCTAACAATTCTAGACTGTTTAGCAGTTGTTGCTGCTGAGCCAATTGTTAGTTGAATTGAAGATCTACCGTTTGTACTGTCACCAGCTGAAGCTGCGCATGCAAAAGTCTGTCCAATTTTGGCTTTTCTTAATGCTAGAGTAGCTCCTAATGTAGCGTCAGATGCAACGATGTATTCCTGAAAAGGATCATCGTTAACAAATGCAGTTACGTCTTCACTATTCGCTGGAGTTATGCCACCTGCATAAAAGTTACTGAAAGTTGGTTTTAAAGATGTTCCATCTGTGTAGAACACACCATTTAAAACTCCAACCATAGCAGTACCGTTTGCTGCAGTAGTGATATAACCACCTGTTGCGTTATTGATATTAACTTTAACAGGTTCTCCATTGAAGATAGCGTTAGCGTCACCTGCATCGATCTCGTACTTAGATTGCCCTTGAATAGCTGGAGTGTTTCCAACTCTCATAGCAGGTCTGAATCCGAAACCTTGAGTGTTTTTATTTGCCATAGTTTATCTCCTTTTGTTCACGACACATGCCGTGAACGGCTTATTGTTAATTCAGTGATTTAGAATCGTTAAAAGATTAACTTTTCTTTGTACCACCGAAGGTTACACGAGTCTGCCTTTCACTATCGATCGGCATACTTGGATGCTGTTCCTTCATGAGATCGTTGTTTACTGCTTCGTCTCTAGCTTCAGTTTGCTTATTGAAGTAGTCTTCACGAGCTTTTGCGATCTCCTCTGGTATCCTAGCCAGCAATAGGCCGCCAACCCCTATGACTCCTGCATATTTACCGTCTTTGACAGTTGGATAGTCAGTTCCTGGATATTGGTCTGCTCTCACGAGTTCCCATCCGGATCTGATCTTGCCGGACATGTTTTGACTATCGTCAAATCCCATTGTCTCAGCTCTTATCCATCTATGCCTAAAACCGTCTGGCGCAGGTGGTGCATCTAAAGATGACGGGGGAGTCCAAGTAGTAGGTCTTTTAACCTTATCTCTTGTCTGACTCGCGCGATGAGTTTTTATGTTGTCGTTTTTCATGTTACGCCTCCTTCGCGATTAATTGTTTTGCGTACTCTTCAAGTGGCACACCTAATCTTTTAGCGATTGCCGTTTGTGATGGTGTGAGTTTCACAGTTTTTCTGCGACCTGTAACGCTTGGTCGTTTAGCTGATGCTACATTCTGAGTTGGTTTAACAACTTTTTCTGTAGAACCTTCCATCTTACCAAATTTATTTGGAAATTCAACCCTCATTCTTTTGTCTATTTCCGTATAATATTCGTCAGATGAAGGGTCGAAACCTTCCTTCTCTACGAGTGTTTTATGCATGTCAAATGCAGTGTATGTCATTGCAGTATCATTACCAAACCAGCTATTTTTAGCTGCCCAAGACTCTGCTTTAGGATCAGTTCTAACAGGTTGTGTAGTCTGTTGAGGACTTACATTAACTTGTTTTTCCTGTTTTGGTTGTTCTTCCTTCAATGTTTTAAGAGAAGCTAATCTAACTGCATCTGCATTTAGATTTGCCATTTGTTCTTGAGCTTTAACTTGAGCATCAACATCACCTGCTTCAATTGCACTTTTTAATGCAACTCTTGCAGCTTCCATGTTTGTTTTTACTCTAGATTCAAACTCAGAAACATAAGACTTATCCAGCTTAGAAAATCTAGATTGCAAAGACTCTCTTTCATCTTTAGCTGTTCTCGCATAAGCGATTGCTTCTTCTTTTTGTCTTTCTGCTTCACGCATTTTTCGAGTTAATTTAGCAATACGTTTTTGAACGCCTTCACTATATTCTTTTAACTCGTCTTTTTTCTCTTCTTCCTTTTTCTCTTCTTTGACCTCAGTCTTAACAGGCGTATCCTCCACCTGTTCAACTTTGATCTCTTCCTTCTCAGCAGTTGTCTGCTCTTCCGGCTTCTTTTCTAGATCGACTTCAGTTTCACTTTCATCAGTGTCTCCTACGTCAACCATAGGTTCTTTTTTTATGTCTTCTTCTTGCATAGTTCCTTCCTATGTTTAAATGTAATGAAGAATTGATTCGGGATCTTTAACAGTCCCTAACACTTCATCATCGTTTAGTATTCGCACTTCTCCACCTTCTATTGGTAATCGTGATCCTGCATATCTTGCAAAGATCACCCAATCTCCTAATTTGCACCAAGGTTCTTTAAACTTATCTTTATCTTGATAAGCTAAATCTCCCATTTTTAAAACATAGCCACAATTTGTAGCTATTCTTGCTTTGTCTAAAGATTCTTGGGCATAAATAATTCCGCCTTTAGTTTTTTCTTTTGGTGTAAAAGGTAAAACTAAAATTCTGTATCCTGTTGGATTTGGTAATTGATCTTTTTGACTTTCAACGTCTTCTGGATCAAGTCTTTTAACGTCTGATTCTTCTTTTTTGTATTTATCTAATAATGCTGGTTTATTTTTTTGAATCTCTTCCTGAGATGTCGATGATTGTTCCTTTTTCATTTTTTTGCTCCTTTTCATTAAGCAGGTTAGAGATTTCCTGTAGCGCTATTTGTGTAGCGTGTGCTTGTCCTAACATATATTTGTATTTTTCCATATTGTCAACCCCATCCATTAAACCATCACCTATTGTTTGTAAATTTTTGTGTAGGGTTGTTCTTAACTTAGTTATTAACTCAAAAGTATCCATTCTCTTCTCTCTCCTTTGTTATTTGTTAAGTAGATATTCTTTTAATGTGTCTACATTTTTTCTAGTTTTAGCAACTGTGTCTTTCATATTTTTTTCAGTTTTATCAAGAGTTTCATGTAAACTCTTTTTAGCTTTTTCATATTTTTGATCTATTTCAAAGCTTTTAAAACTTTCTTTAGCTTTTTTTGCTGCAGCTTTTACACCTTTAACAGTTTTTTGACCCGCTATTTTAGCAAGTGGTTTAACTGCCTTATAAGCGTTATAGTATTTAGACATTATGCCTTAGCTGTTTTAGCTGATCTTTTTAAAGCTTTAGCTGTAACAGTAGTGTCTTTTTTAGATTTGCTAGTGCCTCTTTTTTTGGCTCTATTCATGTAATAGTAAAGACCTTTTCTAACTATTCTACCGTCTTTTGTCTTGTGGTAGTTTTTTTTTACAGTTTTACCTTTTTTATACATCTGTCTGATCATTCCGCCTCCTGCTTTTTTGTTCATACTTCCTAACATTTTAAAATCTGCTTTGTTAAGAATTCCTTTTGGTGGTGCAACATCTAACTTCTTCTGTCCACCAACTAAATTTCCATTACCAAATTTTTTTCTCATTCTTTTTTTCCTCCATTTTTTTTATTTTTTTTATTTTTGTTTACTGTGCTAGGCATTACTGCAGCTGTTCCTGCTGTTAGACCACCTAATTTTAAATAGCCTTTAATTTTATCTTTTAGTTTTGGAGAGTTCATTTCTTTAATCATTTTTTCAGAATGTTTGTCTGCTTTATCTTGAATTTTTGAAGCAGCTTTTTTAAAAGCTGTATAAGCTGCACCAGCTCCTTTTTTAGCTAATCCTATTCCAGACATTATTTTTTTCCTCCGCCGTTTCTAAATATTTGTGTACCCTTTATACCAAAAATTGAAGCAACTACAAGTATCCATAAGTTCGTAAACCAACTTGGAAGAGTAGAAAAGTACTCAAAAAACAGTTTTACTTTATCCATTGCTTCCGGATCATCACTTATGACCGCCCAAGCAAGTACTAAAATTGGGGCCGACAATATGCATAAAACAAATTCGTCTTTCCAGTCGTTTTGACGAGCTTCTAAAAGTTTGCCCTGGTAAGCTTCTTTTCCTTCGGCCATTTTTTGCGCATGCATATGTTGTGCATCCGCCATAGCCATCTTAGTTTGTTGACGTTTTTTGTATATATGGCTT